CATTGGCACGGAGTATATCGTAAGCTTCCATAAGCTTTTCCCTTCCCGTTTCTTTTATAAAAGCGGGGTTATCAGCATCAGCAGGCGTTACCATCCCAGCAGCCGCATCAAGAAGTTTCTTTAAATTAGGGTCTTCCCTGCCATAAGCTCGATGACCAAGAGCCCTGAGGTCACTTATAATGATCAGGGGGTTGTGGGTTCTGTGCCCATCAGCATCCACAAAAGTAGTGCTTAGCGAACCCTCTCTGCTCTTTATACGTATATCTTGGAAATTTCTAGTGGCGAGGCTATCCAACTCTTTGGCTATACCCGCATAATGGTCTCTGATCGCTTTTTTCTCCTCAGCCGCCGCCGCTTTCTGTGACGAGAGATGAGTAGCAACATTGAGGTCAGATAATCGTTTGGCGTGGTCGGCGTATAATGAGCCGGGGGTAAAGAATTGGTGGATTATCTTAGCCCGCCGTTCTTCAGCAGATATCATCTCTCCCGTTTCGGAGTCTAGCATAGGGTCAGTTATGCCCCGCAGGGCATCGGCCACAACACTGGCTGTCTGCAATTTAGCCTGCCCCGCCCGTTGCTCCATGGCAACCTCGTTGGCGTGCTCCGTTACGCGGCGGCTGTGATCCTTGGTCCACGCCTCGGTATTCTGTATCCTAGCGGGAACCTTTGCCTCCCGCACCTTCTTCCTGCGCTCCGCATAAGCGTCAGCAGGCTTAGCATGGGGGTTTTTGGTCCTCCAATCTGTCATGGATTTGGTAATTTCATCCAGCTTTTTTAGTGCCTTCCGCTCCAGTTTGGCATCCTTCTCAACCTGCCCCTGCTTCCAAGCAGCGGCATCAGCCTGTTTCTGGGCGACATCACGCTGGGCTTTTTTAGCCGCCCGTTCATCAACGGCGAGGGCATCTTCCGTAAACCCTTTTCCATACTTGTCCCTTAACATTTGCTTCTCGTCCGGGGACAACGAACCGGCATCGTTGACCGCTTGGAAAAAATTCCCGCGCAGCGGTGCTATGTCCTTTTCAAAATCTATCCCCCTAGCAATGGCCTCATCCTCCATGGCCTTGATGCCCTGAGCTGCCTCTTCCAGTTGCCTGAATTCAGGGCGCATTATGGAGGGTTCCAACATCCGGGCCGTTTCCGCCAGCTCCGCGAACTTCCCCGCCTGTGCCGCGTGACCTTGCCTCGCTAAACGGCGAGCCGCCCTCTTGAATTTAGAGGACGTTCTACCTGTTGATCGTCTGCCTGACCCCGCAGGGGTAGCGTGTTCCTCGAACCAAGATACATCAGCCATTACTTATCTTTTTTATCCCGAGCCTTCTGCTGCTGGAGTTTCCTACTTGCCTCCCGTGTCGAAGCAGCAAGTAGTTTAGCGGCGTTTTGCTGGCGTATGGTTTCCTCATGCCGCTTCCTTTGCCCTTCTCTTTGCTCCTCATACGATGGAGGCGTGCGGAATTTCCCTCCCAATTTCCTCGCTCCTGTCTTAGGATCAAAGGAGGCCACCTGAGTTTTCCCTAACCTACCGGCTACATCCTCATTGCGTTTTCTACGGGCAGCGGCTTGCTCTCTTGCTTTCTCCAAACGCGAAGCCTGTCTTGCAGCGAGTTGAGTGCCTCCATACTTGCTTTCCTTTCCTTGAGGTTTACCGCGCTCCCTCTGTAAAAAATCACTCATACGTTCCGGGGTAAGCCCCAAGGAAGCCCCGCCTTTCACCAAGTCGGAGTGCTTATCCCACGACGGGGGAGTAAATTCCCCCTTACTGTCACCGGAGGGAAACCTGCTTTTCAAGGTTTCTGCAAAAGATTTCCGGGCACTGGTGAGCATTCCTCTGGTGGGAACCCTATCTTGCCCCTCGGGACTGGTAAGCATAGTGGTTTCACCAAGCCCGGTCCGCTTTATACGCCCAGCTTTATAAGCTGCCTCCAGTGCTGGGCTGGTATATTCAGGAGTGGGCTTTTCAGGAATGGGCTTCGCGGCACGTTCCTGTTCCTCTCTAAGTATTCTGCTTTTTTGCTCCCCAACTCTGTCTTTAAAGCCCTCCCCGTATTTCTCGTATAATCTATCTCTCTCTTTTGCTAAGCTTGCTAATAATTCACGGACATCGGTAGCCATCGTATAACTTAAATTTTTTATGTCCAAAGTCAATAGTCAGACTTGACAGCTATAAAGTTCTTCCTACTACTGTCTGTAATTTATTCTAGCGTAGAATAAATTACAGACAGTATATCTATAAACTTTACGAATCGGCAACCAGACTACTGTCCGAAGGGTTGAGTATAGATGAGAGCCTCTTGAGGCTGCGCTTAGGTCGGTTGAATGCGGGGTTACTTTCATCAGGGGGAGACACTGCGGTCAACCCGTGTCGCTGGCGGGCGAGGTCCAAGCAGAGAAAGGCGGCGTCTGCCAAGTCGGGCGACTTACCGAAGCGTGACTTGAACGCAGGTTTGGATTCAATCCTGATACGCAGTGTCCCGCCCTTAATTGTTTCATAGTTCCTACCTGTAATCTCCTGTGCGAGATCAGAACTTATACCAAAGAACTGCCTAGTTCTTATCAACTCCTTACCCACCCACCACAACTCACTAACACGATTCATGTAGAGTTCTACCCCCGTTAGTTTACTGTTCTCACTCACACGCTTGTCCGATGCTTTACCGCCAAATGAAACGCGAAGAATCTGATCGCTCCACTCCCCCGATAGGACATCGCAGAAAGGAGCCCCCGCACCAGTGCTGTCAACGGCGAGGTCTTGGCCTTGAATGCCGCGCTTCTTGCACTCGTCCACCACCTGCCTCACAATCTGAAACGTCCTCGGGACAGCTTTGTTGGTGGCATCGTCCGTGATCTCCACCAGATCACCAAGCTCAAATACAAAATGCCCATTTGTAGCGTAGCCAATCTTGCCGCAGGCGAGCACCGTTCTATCGCCCCCATTCGTGAACGCGGGGTCAAGTCCTGCGATAGGGGTGGGTTTTCCCGCCCATTCTACAGCCCTCATTGCTCCCGACTGAGCCAACTCCGCTTCGTTGTAAATACCCTCCGTCTCATCCGAATCAAAGAATATTGCCCGGACCATCCGCATGTAGCCCCTACTTTTTGGACCGAGTAGTGCCTTGTCCTCATTGAGCTTATCGAGAGTGGGGAGCCACGGATATATAGTTTCCTCGGCAATCACGTTGGGTGACCGCTCCCCGTCGAAACGGAGATATTTCCCGTTCCACTTAGTTGTCCAGTTATCCGCCGTCTGCGGGTCGATAGAATCCCACCCATCCTTTGGCTCACTCCACACTCCAAAGGCGTCAAACCTGCTGTTCGGGTTGGACATCCCAATCATTTGAAACTCAGGGTTCTTCGACAGGTTGGACAAGCCAGCCTGAAGGATACTTTCGCTGATTTCCGAGAGCTCGTCGGCAACGACGATGATGCGCTTTTGCTTGATCCCGATGAATTTGCCAACTGCCTCGCGGGTTCGGCTACGCTCCGCTGCGATTAGGGCTAAGCCAGCCCGTTCAATTAACGTGCCTTTCTCATTTACGTAACTGGCACTACCAATCGAGTCACGAATCTTTATAGGGGCTCCCTCAATGACGGTCAGCAAACCAATGACTGAACCCCATATTCGCTTCCTTGCTTCCCTAAGCGTTGTGGATGTAAGAAGGATAAGGGTGTCCCTCGGTTGGGATAGCCAGTTGAGCACTGCCCAAGCTGCCATGGTGTGTGACTTCCCACTGTTTGCAGCCCCGCCGATGGATACATACTTGTTCTGGATAACGGCACGAATCATCTCCACCGCCCAAGGATGCTTTACCATTAACGGTTCGGGTAAATCGGGGTGGTTCCACAACTCATCACATAACCGCCAAAAGTAATACTCGCGTGCCCTAGTCGAGGTATGATGCCCGAAGCCATAAAGCAGCGCGGTCAGCAGACTCGTGGGTTTTATCATCAGACCGCCGACATCCATACGCTTGGTTTTGGGGTCAATGCGCGGCTCGAAGACAGGTAGGGCTTTACTCATTGGTTGAATATTTTGAATACAAAGACTATAATTTAGATATTGTGGCTGCGAAATCTAAAAAACCACAGCTCTTACAACGAGCAATTGAGCTTTATAACCAAGACTATAAACTCAATGCTATAAGCAGGGAGCTGGACATCCACTCATCTACAC